GCAATCTCTGCACTAGCGTTAATATCAGCATTGACGATTGCTCCATCAACAATCATCGTGCTAGTGACACTGCCAGTATCACCACTTGTCACCACCGTTCCAGTAACGTTTGGCAGTGTGATGGTGCGGTCAGCTGTAGGGTTAGTGACCGTTAAAGTTGTCTCATAATCATCAGCTGATGAACCTTCAAACACCACATTGGTGCTAGTTCCAAGGTTTAAGTCACCAGTCATTGTGCCGCCAGCTTTTGGCAGCTTCTCTGTATCGACTTCCTGCAATGCTGCCTGAACATCAGTTGCAGCAATCGTTCCACTCGCAATAAATGAAATGTTGGCTGCTGTTTGACCAGCAATAGCGTTGGAAACATCGATCAAACGGTATTCCGTTCCAACACCGTTAGACAGCAACATGTCAGGCGGTGCAAGCGCTACTGCAGGTGCAGCCCCTGATCCTGTACCAGACGTTTCAACAACAACGTAGTGGTTTAAGTTTGCCCCAACTGGTGCAGGTAAAGCAGACCCTGCGGCAAAACCTGCCGATGATCCAGCAGTCGTTACGCTGCTAACTAAATTACTGCTTGCGTTGTACGTTCCAGCATTAACAAGGTTGCCGGATAGAACCGTAATCGGGATAAAAGCTGACCCCGTATAAACGTACAAATCAAGGCTGGTCTCATCCCAGAACAACTGTCCTTTAAAGTCGCCAGCAGGAAAGATAGTTACGTTGTCGCTGCCTAAAGCCCCGCCAAATTTAACTGTAGATTCATTGGCCAACTTATCTGCAGTGACTGCATCGTTGGCAATCAAAGAAGAGCCAATTGTTCCAGAAGTTAGCTTTGCAGCAGAATGATCAGGAATGTCCGCTGCAGCTAAAGTGTCGCCTGAAGAAACAACACCTTTAGAAGTAACTGTAACTTTGGCGTATGTCCCAGCAGCAACGGTGTTATCTATTGATAAGTTGCCGCTTGCATCAACAGCGAGACCATCACTGGCAATGACTGCGCCTTTGGCAGAACTTGTTGCGACAGGAAGATCCGACGACGAAATTACACTGCCGCCAGTAATTAAACCATTGGCATCGTAAGTAACAAGATGTTTAGTGCTACTAGCAGTGACACTGTTGTCAATTTGAATCGTGTCGGTACTTAAAGCAAGCCCACCGCCATTAACAATGACGCCACCTTTTGAAGTGGTAGTTGCAGTCGGTAAATCACCGCCATCAATCGTGCGATAACCAACCGTTCCACCAGACCCCACAGGTCCAGCTAAAAACTGTGCCGCAGAAGCGGTGTTATCAATTGAAGCTGTAACAGTTGCCGTTCCACTGCTTACAGCCGTGCTGATATTGATAATGCCTGACGTCGTGTCAGTGAAAGCATTAACAGAGCCTGGCGCTTTAGTGTTTAACCATGCGCTGCCGCTATACACATACAAAGAATTATCGTCGGTGTCTAAAGCCAGCTGGCCTATGTAATCACCAGAAGTAGGCAGGTCTGAAACAAGATTAACAATTGTGTTATCAGCAATTTTTGCTGCCGTTATTTGGTCTGCACCAATCTTTGCTGACGTAACAGCAGAGTCAGCTAATGCTGCTGTGGCAATGTCGCCCGCACCAAATAAAATCTTGGCTCCAGGTATCGCGTCATCACTAATTAGCGTGACACCGTTTGCAATCAGGTTTGAAACCGTAATTTTCTTGGTTTCACTTGCTGAGTCATCAACAATGGCAAGTTCATCAGCAGCAACCAAGTCGCCACCAGACAGAGCTGAAAGATCGCTGATTTTAAGATCGGCCATTGTTGACTAGCCTCCAGGGCTTAAGTGTCTGAGCTTTCAAGCAACAGCTTAGCTGTGCCATCCTGATCCAAGAGTATGTCGTCGCTGTCCTCTTGCAAGATCTTTGCAGTTGGCTCAAGGTCTACTTTCAGCGCGATTTCTCCAGTAGTAACGAAATCAGCAGTGAACTGGACTGTTGACGAAGGGCTAAACTGCGAAGCGCAAGCAGTTAGCACACCATCAAACTCATAAAAAATCTCATCATTTGACCTAGCGGCAACACCACTTGGATTATGACCGCTTGATTTTAAATAAAATTTTGCCCTAAATTGACTGCCAACTTTTGTACGGAGTATCAACTGCAAGAGATACATTGGCAAATCTTGCACGGTTTCGCCTGTGTACTCCCAGAAACAACTCATATTTCCCGAGCCAGACATCAAAGAACTAACTTGACTGCGAAAACTATCGGATAAATTCGTTGTATCAATAACTTCTCTCTGAGTGTTTAGCTCAAAGCTGTTTACCTGTGCAATGACACGAAAGTCAGCGTTTTGCACAACAACTTTAATTGGAATGTTCGCCCCTGGCGCTGCTAAAGCATCAGCGTTTGCCGTTCCACCGTTTACAGCATTAGCAAATGTCGTGTAAAACCTTATGCCGCCAAGCGCATCAACATTTATAAATCGTTTGATGCCTGTTTTCGTGTAACCATTAAAAAAAGACAGAGCAGCGCCGTTGGTGCTTGTGATTTCGACCTGATCGCCAGTTATGAGCTGACCAACCTTAAAATCAAAACTTAAACGTTTTCGCGCGACGTTGACGTCGCTAACGTTGACCGTTGAAACCAAATTGTTGCCGTCGAACTCTCGACGTAGTTCCACTTTGCCATGCGTTCCAAGGTAAATGCTCATTAGATGTCAACCACGACTGGAGCGCCTTGGCACTGAAATTGAATATCTGCTGCTACAACGTCACCAACAGACATTGACAGAGAAACATTTGTGATGAAAACTCTCATATCAATAAATTTGCCATTAGTTGTTCCGTCGTCAATTTTTAAACGAATGCGAAACGTTTTTGCTGCAGCAACTAAATCATTTTGATCTAGGGATGCACCATTAAGGATGTCTGCCGCGCTGTCACGCTGCTTAAGAACCTTGTTTAAAAAAGTGCTAGCGCTGTTATCAGGATTTTTTAATCCTAAGTTTTCTTGGTAATACAAGACCCGGCAACTGCCGGTCGTTGATCTTCCTACAGGAGTAAAAACGTCATCTGTTTGACTTAAAGTTTTTGTACTAATTAACGATACCGATGAACTAACGCTCCAATTTTGAACAGCGGCAATCTCGTTGCCAAGATTGGTGGTGCTGGTCGCGTCACTTAAAAACAGCTTGCCAGTAGCGCCAGTGAAGTAGGCCATCAGAGCACGCCAATCAGATTTACTGTAACAGTGCTACGCCCAGAAGCTACCTGTGCCACCTGCGGTGGCCCTTCATAGCGATAGTTATTGCCATGTGTATTAGCGCCTATAGCGTCTTTGTTCCCTTCCCACCCGCCGCGCGTTGGGTTCCTTTTATCAGCGCCTACGTTGCCAAGAACAAAAGTTTGGAACGTGCCTTGAACCGTGTCGTAATGATCTAAAAACAACTCGGCATCAGCATCTTGAATGTTTGCGTAGGTAAGCGACAACTTCATATTGGTGCGTTTATCGCCATACAAAATCCTATGCTCTGCACCGTTTTGAGCCTTGTAAGTTTTTACCGGATAGTCACCCGATTCAAAAGTACGAGCACTAGGCACCAAGTCGCCACCGTTCGTTTTCGTGATAGGAAAGGTCATGACTGAACGCTCCAGCCAGCTGATCTTACAACCGCTAAGGCGATTTTGCTCCGCTGCTCACTGTCGCAAGGGTACTCAGAGGCAACAATGTCAACAATGCCGTCTTGAGAGAAAGTCAACTGCTCAACAACATAGATATTTTGAGATACTTCGCTAGCTGTCACAGTGAATAAAATGTTGTGATATGTAGAGTCTGCAACTCTGCCGTTAGAAACTATTAAAGTGCCGGTCTCAATTTCTCCATCTCCTGATCTAAAATAAGTGATAGAATATCTGGCGTCTGGCATATCTCGCACGCTTGTAATAACTCCAGCAGCATCAACCGTTCCAGTGTTTGCAGAGTTGTAAGGAGTTGCTTCTGTCGTTACTTTAATAAAAGATCCAGCGCCAATGTTCAGCCCTTCTGCTGTCGTAGAAAAGTTTATCGTATGAGTTACATAAGCCCTAAGAGCCAAGAAATACTTCGCTACTAAAACCGCGTGATCTCTTGACGTGCAAAACTGCGTTAAATCAAACTCTTCCTGAGGCAGCAAGCTAGTACCAGGAGAAGAATAAAGACCAGTCCCGTCAATTCCCTTCACCTCGACAACTGCCTCTTCCGGCAACTGATTAGTACGTTCCTGCCTATACCGAACAACAGCCTTAAATGCTCTACGCTCTTCCGCTCCAAGGTACTCAATCTTGTAACTGTCTTCAAGAATGTTCCCAGCCGTAAAGTAATGCTCTACTTCAATAGAGCCCTTGCTGATGCGCCCACGACTATCCACTGGAAAAGCAGGCTTTAACGAGAACTTCCCGTTAACTATTGAAAAATTGCATAAGAAGCTTGGCGCAATATCACTAAAGAACTGCCGTAAATTGGTGCGTTCAACGATTGGACCATTAAAGAACAAATTGTTTTTTACAAGGAACTTAGAGGTCGAAACCAAATCGCTTCTTTCGACCATGTAACTTCTGTTGCCGTCCATTCCCAGCAAGCCACCCGCTCCAGCGGTTTGATCCGTAAACATAAAATACATCAAGTCTGTCAGCAAATTGCTAGGGCCATGGCTTGCAGTGTCGCCGTAAAAAGAACCCGCAAGGCCGACTGTTGGATGCAACCGCTCCACTGGTATTCCGTTTTTTAGCCACACCCTCATTTGATCAAGAGCGGTAAAATTACGTCCTGCCCTACGTGAGAATCCAGCAAGGGTTAAGTTAAACA